TAACGCTATTATACGCAGTCCCGATGGGCGACAGTTTGGTCTTAGCCCAATACCAGATAAAGTATATCGTATCTGGTACTTTGCTTGGGATCTTCCTGCGCGTCTGAGCGCACACAGCGATGTACTATTATTCCCCGATGTCTACTCTCCTGTCCTTATGGCAAAAGCTAGATACTATATGTGGCAGTTTAAAGACAACCCGCAATCCGCAGCTTTCGCACAAGAAGATTATAAAAAAGGTTTAAAAAGCATGCGTTCTAATTTGATGTCTCCTGCATCTATTTATATCTCAGATGACAGAGTGAGATTCGTATAGTATGGCAGCTTCGCAACCTTTTGGTATTTCGTGTAAAGGTGGATTAAACACCAATCTTAATCAACTTGAGTTGTTGGGTCAGCCCGGATTTGCTACAGAGCTTCAAAACTTTGAAGTCGATCCTGATGGCGGATACAGAAGAGTTAACGGCTATACAAATTTTGGAAACACTAGACCTAACGCAAACACACCTCTACTAGGTTTAGCTGTATACGCAGATGGCCTTATAGCTTGCAGCGGAACAAATATTTACTTTAGCAACGATGGCGCTACATGGCTACAGATTAACAAAGCTAGTGTAGCCGGTGGTGGGGATAGTCTTTCTGCTTTAAATGGACGCTCAGTGCTTGCTCGTACAGGACAAAATCAAGCTTCTATTTCAATCTTTGAAGGCAACGAAGAGTTTGGTCAAGTTTTAATTTGTGATGGGGCAAACAAACCTTTCTTTTTTAAAATGACAGGGAGTGGAGCTTTATCAGGACGAGTTTATTTTGCAGGTGAAATTACTGTTTCAAGTACAACTGCTCCCACAGTAGGAGCTATCCATGATAAACACTTTGTTGTTGCAGGAGCTTCTACAGCTAAAAACACTATTTTTTATAGCGGTACTTTAGATCCTACGTCTTTTACAGCTTCCGGTTCTGGCAGCATTTTATTAGACGATCAAGTTGTAGGTCTTAAAAGTTTTCGAACAGACTTAATTATTTTCTGTGAAAACAGTATCTATAGACTAGTTAATATAAATGACTCGTCTAACATTGCTGTTGTTCCTATTGCACAAAACGTAGGTTGTTTAAGTCACCATAGCATCCAAGAAATTGGAGGAGACTTAGTCTTTCTAAGCCCTGACGGAATTAGATCTGTAGCAGCAACAGCAAGGATTGGTGACACAGAGCTAGGCTCAGTAAGCCGACAAATACAATCTGTAACCTCATTAATTTCTAAAAATATAGATACCTTTACTGTTACAAGCTGTGTTTTAAGAAGACGTTCTCAGTACAGGTTATATTATTCTACATCCGGTGGAGCTATTAATAGAGCTAAAGGAATTATAGGTACACTTACTAGAGAAGGTTTTGAGTGGGCAGAAACTGAAGGAATACAAGCTTCAGCAATTGTGTCTGACTTCGATGCAGCAGGAGTAGAAAAAATATATCACGGCGATAAAAATGGATATCTTTATAACCATGATGTAGGTAACTCTTTTATAGCTGATGGCACTGCTTTTAATATTGACGCTAGGTACACAACACCATTTTTAGATTTTGGTGATGTAGGAACTAGAAAGACTATGAAATATTTAAAACTTTCTGTAGCACCTGAAGGAACAGTAGCCCCCGTACTAAGAACTCAGTATGACTTTGTAGATCTAGACGTTGCTCAACCACCAGAAGTGGCAATGGGTGGAATTCCAGAGCCTCCTGTTTTTGGTGCAGCAGTTTTCGGAACTTCTCTTTTTGAAGGCACAAGCGATCCAATGGCTCGTCAAGTTTTAGAAGGATCAGGACACACAGTAAGCTTCCAAATAAAATCGGATGACCAGCGTCCTCCTTATTCCCTAAACGGGCTATATATAAATTACGTGCCATCAGGCAGGAGATAAGAAATGGCAGGAACAAGTTATACGAGACAAAGTACTTTTGATGACGGTGATGTAGTAACAGCCGCTTTATTTAACAATGAATATAACAAACTTTTAAACGCTTTTGTTTATGCCTCTACAGGTACTACAGGTCACCAACATGATGGAGGCGCTGGGGAAGGCGGTAACATTGAAATAATAGGTGACCAAGATTTTTTAAATAAACTTGTAGTAGATACTAGCAACAACCGCTGGGGGTTCTTTGTCCAAGTTAGTAGCTCAGCCGTAGAGCAAATACGCATCCAAGACGGCGCTATAGTTCCAGTTACTGATAATGATATAGACTTAGGAACCAGCTCCTTAGAGTTTAAAGATGCATACTTTGACGGCACAGTTACTACAGACGCGCTTGCAGTAACAACACTTAGTTTAGGCGGCACTGCTATTACTTCTACTGCTGCTGAATTAAATATTATGGACGGTGTAACAAGTACCGCTTCTGAGCTTAATGCTTTAGACGGTATTACAAGTACTGTTGCAGAGCTTAACATCCTTGACGGGGTTACAAGTACTGCCGCAGAGCTTAATATTCTTGATGGAGTCACCAGCACAGCAGCGGAACTTAACATCCTTGATGGTGTAACAAGTACCGCAGCAGAACTTAATCTTCTTGACGGCGTTACAGCAACAACAACAGAATTAAATTTAATTGATGGTCTTACATCAACAACTGCTGAACTTAATATCTTAGACGGCGTTACATCTACAGCAGCAGAACTTAATGTTTTAGATGGCATTACAGCAGTTGTTGGAGAGCTTAATGCTTTAGACATAGGTAGCACAGCAGTCGGAACTGCCGTATCTTCTAGAGCAGTTATCCTTGACTCAGACAAGGACTATACAGGAATAAGAGATTTAACCCTAACAGGTGACCTTACTATTGGTGGGGATGACTTGACAATGGGTACTAACACAGCAGGAATGCTTCTTGTTGCAGACGGCACTAATTTTAACCCTACAGCCGTATCTTCGTTATCTGAGATTAGTACAGTAGCTAACGACGATGTATTTATAGCTATAGATACTTCAGGTGGCGGTTTAAAAAGACTGACACGTAGTGCAATAGTAAGTGGGCTTGCGGCTTCAGGTGCTATTTCAAATGTAGTAGAAGACACAACTCCCCAGCTAGGCGGGAACTTAGACGTTAATGGCAAGGATCTTATTTCACTTTCTAACGCAACCATTGACCTAGCTCCTCACGGGACAGGCACAGTCGTAGTGAGAGGAAACACTAACTCAGGCGCAATAGTACTAAACTGTGAAAGTAACAGCCACGGTCAAAAGATCTTTGGTCAGCCACATTCCGCAGGAGTTACTAATACTTTAATGCTTCCTGCCGGAGCTAACTCAACTTTAGTATCTCTTGTATCAGAAGACACACTCACTAATAAAACATTAACATCCCCTAAAGTTAATGAAGACGTAGCAGTTACCTCAACGGCTACCGAACTTAATCTTCTTGACGGAGTAACATCCACTACAGCAGAGTTAAATATTTTAGATGGTGTAACGTCAACGGCTGCTGAACTTAATATACTTGATGGTGTAACAAGTACTGCTGCTGAATTAAATATTCTAGATGGGGTCACCTCTACTGCCGCTGAACTTAATATCCTTGATGGAGTAACTAGTACTTTTACTGAACTTAATTTACTCGATGGAGTTACTAGCACTACGGCAGAGCTTAATATCCTTGATGGAGTAACTAGTACTTTTACTGAACTTAATTTACTCGACGGCGTTACTAGCACTACAGCGGAGCTTAATATCCTTGATGGAGTAACTAGTACTTTTACTGAACTTAATTTACTCGATGGAGTTACAAGTACTACAGCCGAACTAAATATTCTTGATGGTGTAACTAGTACTGCTGCTGAGCTTAACATCCTTGATGGGGTTACAAGCACCGCAGCAGAACTTAACATTCTTGATGGGGTTACAAGCACCGCAGCAGAACTTAACATCCTTGACGGGGTTACAAGCACTGCCGCAGAGCTTAATATCTTAGACGGCGTTACATCTACTGCCTCCGAACTAAACCAACTAGATGGCGTAGTAGCTAAGACGGCTGGAAAAGAAACTATCTGGGTTCCTGCTAGTTCTATGTCGCCTACTACATCTAATCCTTGTAGCGATCTTACTATAGTAGAAACAACTTCTGGTCGCCCAGACATGATTGTATTAGATTTTGATAAAGACGCAGATGAGTTTGCACAGTTTTCAGTTGCATTTCCTAAGTCTTGGAATTTAGGAACAGTTACATTCCAAGTTTTTTGGGCCGGTATTGCCGCAACAACTGACTGTGATTGGAGTGTTGATGCTGTAGCAATGAATGACAATGAAACTATTGATGTTGCGTTTGGCACAGCCGTTGTAGTTACGGACAACGCACAAGGCGCTGTTGAAGAGTTATTAGTTTCAGCAGAAAGCGGCGCACTTACGATTGCAGGAACTCCCGCAGATAACGATCTTTGTTTCTTTAGAGTAGGTAGAGATGTATCAGGCGATGGTATGGCCGGTGACGCAAGGCTGCTAGGAATAAAATTATTCTTTACTACTGATTTAGCGAATGACGGATAGGAGCGATACATGAGTTTTGGTTATAACACATTAGGTTTTGGTGCTTATCCTTCAAGAGGCGGCGGCCCTCTAGCCCTTGATTATCTAGTTCTTGCTGGCGGAGGAGCAGGTCATAACGGTGGTGCAGCGGGAGGTGGTGGAGCCGGAGGATATTTAGAAGCAGTCACGGATGGAATTACAAGCGCAACCAGCTTTTTTTCGGGCATAGCATATACGGTAACTATTGGTGCTGGTGGCGCGGCTGGTGGCAATAACGGCGGTGTTTCGTCAGTTACTGGTACAAATCTAACAACTATAACAACCGTAGGAGGTGGCGGCGCTGGAGTCTATCGTTATGCTGCTAGTGTTGGAGGTTCAGGCGGCGGTGGTGGTGGGCAGACATATTTCCAAATAATTGCAGTAGCTGGCGCTGCCGGAACATCCGGTCAAGGAAATAGTGGTGGCAATGGACATATAGTTGGATATTGGAATACTTATACTGGCGGCGGCGGTGGCGGCGCAGGTGGCAACGGGACGAATGGTTCATCAAGCCCGTACTATTCAGGGACAGGCGGTGCTGGCAAAACTTGGAACGGCGTAGGAAGAGGCGGTGGCGGCGGCGGATCCGGGCAAGAATACGCGCGTGGTGGTGCAGGTTCATCCGGCGGTGGAAGCGGAAACGCTGTTAACTACAACCGTAACAACATGCCCGGAGCAGCCAACAAAGGTGGCGGTGCTGGCTCAGGAACTAATTCTCCCAATGGTTTTTCAAACGGCGTTTCAACCGGAGGATCAGGTGTTGTTATTTTCAAATATCCGGGAGCAACCAGAGCTACAGGAGGAACAATTACGGCTGTAAGTGGTTACACTTATCACACTTTTAATAGTTCAGGGACGTTTACACCAGCATGAGTCATTTTGCAAAAGTTGAAGCTGGGGTTGTTGTCAGTGTTATTGTTGCAGATCAAGAGTTTGTAGATGCTCTTGATGGCACATGGATTCAAACTTCATATAACACTCACGGAAATGTCCATTTGGGGCAAGACGGAGAACCTGATGGAGGCACAGCTCTACGAAAAAACTATGCGGGTATTGGGTTTACTTATAATTCTACAGCAGATGCTTTTCACGCCCCTTCGCCTTTTCCAAGCTGGAACCTAAACTCTACAACTTTTGAGTGGGAACCTCCGGTAGAACAACCAGATAATCCTGAAGGCGGTTTTTATCTTTGGAATGAAGACGAAACAAATTGGATACTCACAAGGTATGGAGATTAAAAATTAAATCATTTGATCAACTTGTAGGTTTAAGCGGTCTTCCAAGAACAGGCAGTACCTTGTTGTCTAGCTTGTTATCACAAAACCCGACTATACATTCAGAAGGTTATTCTGAGTTATGTGAACTTATGTGGCAGACTAGAGAAACTTGTGAATCTATGCAGGGGCTATTAGCTTCAAACAATAGATCGCACACTCCAAAGGACATTATTTCTCAACTGCCTCACTCTTATTATAAAAATAATAGTTCGCAAGAAAAAATTGTTGTTGATAAATCTAGATCGTGGACACATTCACGTTGTTCTTCTTTGCTTGATGATTTCGTAAGCGATGATACTAAAATAATTGTTATGGTTCGCCCTCTTGTTGAAATTTGTAAATCTATGGTTAAGTTATATAAAAGTAACGGAATTTATACAGAGCAGCGTGAAAAAGATTTATTTGCTTCCGACGATATATTAATAGGGCCATTTAACGGGGTGCAAGCTGCAAGGGAAAGTAACAGCAATCGTTTTATATTTGTTTCGTATCAAGACTTAGTAGAAGATACTTCTCAAACATTAAGAAAAATCTATAGTTTTTGCGGTTGGCCTCCTTTCATACATAACACAAACAATGTAAAAGTAAAGTACGTTGAAAAAGATGATTTTTATGGCCTAAAAGGTCTGCATGATATAAGAAAAAAAGTTGAGTATTGTAGTAACGATACAGTGTTAATGGATAGAACAATAAGAATGTGTGAGGGTTTAGAAACAGGGTCTTCACTAACAAATTTAATCTTGGAGAACTTTTAAATGACCGAAGATGGCAAACAAGTAATAGACGTTGTTGCAGCCTCTACAGGCTTCATGTCTCTGGCGGCTTGGTTGCCACCCTTAGCAAGTTTATTCACGATTGTGTGGTTAGGCATTAGAATTTATGAAACAGAAACAATGAAGAAACTTATTAATCGGAAGCAAAAATAATGAGTAAAAAAAATAACAGGAAGAATAAAGCTTTAAAAGCTTTGCAGCAAAATAGAAAAAAAGCTTACTTAGGCGGCTTTAATCTTTCTCCGTCAATGATAGCTGACGCGCAAAAAAAAGCAGCAGAAATGCAAGCGGCTCAAAAGCCACAACCGGCTGCTGCACAAGAACAAGCTCAAGCACAAACACAAGCTGCACCCGCCGTTACACCCACGGTTAATATTCAAGCACCGAATGCTGCACGACAAGCTGGCTCTGTATCAACGCCGTTTGGAAATATTGACCTTAGCGGTGTAGGTGGCGGTACTCAGGCTCAACAAAACCCTAACCCTAGTCTTTACAGCGAGTTCGGCCCCTACGCTAAGCGGCGTTCGACTGGCCGCCAAGCATTACCGGGGCTTACTTCTGCTTCCCGCGCTAAAAACGAGGGTATATCACAGATAATGGCAAGAGCGCAAGATGACGCTCAAGCACAGGCACAAGCTGCCGCTCAAGCACAGGCTCAATCACAAGCACAAGCTGCCGCACAGACTCAAGAAGCAGCTAAAAATCCTGACGGAACTTATACGTTTACTCACCCTGTTTACGGGTTACTGCCTGACCTTTCAGAAGCTGGTTACAAAAGCATGGTTGCTGATGTAGCCGCAAGACAACCACAAACAACTCCTCCCGCAGTACAAGAAGATGCTGCACAACAAGCTGCTGAACAACAAGCTGCTGAACAACAAGCTGCTGCACTTTTAGCAGCACAAAACGCAGC